GAAAAAAACCGCTTCCCGATTAGCCGCGATATTGACATCGCAACGAAAGAAACGCCAGTTGAGGAGGAAGTGGTGGAGGTGCGCTATCGCTACGATTGGCGGCCAGAATATGCAGGATTGAGCAAGGCGGATGGCTACGACAAAAGCCGCAAGTTCTGCCAAACAATGCTGGATTTGAGCGCGACAAAGTTGTACACAAGGAGCGATATAAACGACATCGGGCAGTTGGTTGGCTGGAATGTTTGGGAGCGCAGAGGCGGTTGGTTTACCCTTCCGAACGGCAACCACAGGCCAAGTTGCAGACATATGTGGGTTCAGCAGTTAGTCGTAAAAAAAGGAACAACAGTTAAACGTGTAGTGTAATGAGCATCGCCCTATTTGTATCGGAAGAATACCTGCTGGAAAACAGCGTCATCAACGAGAACGTAGCCTATACCCAAATCAGGCCCACGTTGGTCAAGGTTCAGGATATGCACATCCAACCTGCGCTTGGCAGTGCGTTGTACAAAGAAGTGCAGACGCAAGTGGTGAGCGGTTCGGTGACCGCGCTAAACACGACCCTGCTTGAAGATTACATCCAACCTGCTATCGTGCAATGGATGTATTTTGAACTTCCGATGGTGCTTTCCTTCAAGTATATGAACAAAGGGATGGACCGCAGGACCAGCACTGAAAGCAACCCGATGAGCGTGGATGAGGTGTTCAAACTGATGGACAAGGTGAAGAACGATGCGGAGTGGTACACGGAGCGCATTACCCGCTACTTGCAGGAGAACCACGCCAGTTACCCATTGTTTGACAACCCACCAACGGCGATTGACACGATTTACCCGAACGGCAGTAGTTACCAAACAGGGATGGCATTGGGAAAGCGTGGACGCTTCCGTGACCCATTGGATTATCCCGAAAAACGATTCTATCCTTTTTAATGGCACACGCGAAGAACATTAACAAATTAAAGCAGTACTATGAGTTGGGTGCAATTAAAGAACGACCTGCTGACCTTTGCGGCGGCACATCCACAAATCAACAGCGTGGGCTTCGGCGACCCGCTGGCGATAGGAACGGACAACACGATAAACCTGCGGACAACGGACAGGGATAGGGTTGTTTACCCTTTGCTGTTTGCTGACCTGCAATCGATGACCGCGAATGTTGGTGCGCTTACGCTTGGCGTGAGTGTGCTTGTGATGGACCGCGTTGAGGATAGCCGCAACCTATCAACGGCGGTCACAGGTAGCGTAGTGGCGCGGTGGACTGACAACGAAGACGAGGTGCTGAACGACACTTTATATATAATGCGTGACTTTATCAGCAAGTTCACGAATGACCCTGCGAAGGATTACACCTTACAGGATGCGGTGAGTGCAACGCGATTCGTGGAGGCGAGGGATGACAAGGTTGCTGGATGGCAGGCGACTGCCAACTTTGACTTTGAATATCCGCACAATTCTTGCGAAGTTCCGACATAAGTGGTATTTAACTAAAAATAGCGATATGAACATTGGGCAACAATTAGACGCGATGCTGGGAGGCTACGGCGCGATAACCGTAGTCACAGGCGCGGTGACAGGTCAGGCGTTTGAATTTCTTGTGGTGAACGCCGCAACGAGCTTCACGACTTTGACCGACAGCGAAGGCAACAACGCGCTGACTTATTTGGGGTTGAGTGGCATCACGGTGATGACAGGGATGATTGTGCGCGCGCGTAATGGCTTGAAGTTGGCGGCGGTCACAGTGTCAGGCGGCAACGTATTTGCTTATTCCTGATGGCATTAGCGCACGGATATGCATTGCCTTTCGAGGCATTGAGGCGCACGGGCGTGCTGGCGCAGAACACTGCTGACGCTACCATTCGCGCAACTGCTGATGGCGCAACAAAGGAAGCGGCGGGCAGTTGCTTGGATGCGCGGGCGTTGGAGGTGCAACAGCGCACGGTTGTTCAGCCTTCCATTTTGGTTGTGCCGCAACTGACGCGCAATGGCGTTGTTCTAAACCAACTTCCTGACACCCGCACCAACTTCATCCAAAACAACACGATGACAGGTGCGACTGGTTCGGTAGCACCTACAACTTGGAGTGTTGTCGCCCCACCTTTGGGGATTACTATTGGCTATTCAGCGAGCGGTCAGACGACTGCGGCTGATGGCACGTTGGTGGACTACATTGACGTAACGGTAAGCGGCACGGCATTGACTTCGGGTAATTTTAATTTGCGGCCTGAACCTGTGACTTCAACTGTCAGCGGTAATTTGTTATTTGCCTCAGGGATGACGTACACGGCCAGTTTCTATATGTCTTTATTGTCAGGTTCGGTTTCGGGAGTTAGTCCTAACTATCAAATTCAAGAAGTTTCAGGAACAACATTTGTGTCTGGTACTTCATTAGATTTATCGGCGATTACATCAAATCTTACAAGGTATAGCGTCACACGACCAATTGCAGGCACAGGCGGTGCTGATAGAATTAGAACGCGCTATGGACACGCCATAGCAAGCGGTCAGGTGTTGAACTACACGATTCGCATAGCATCTCCGCAGTTGGAGAAGGGTAGTGTTGCTACGCCTGTCATCCGAACGGCGAGTGGCTTTGTGAGCGTTGATATGCTTGGAGTGGCGAGAGATGGCGCACCGCCTGACTTCACCTTCACGCGAGCGACCACCGCCACGCGAGTGAATGCGAGTGGCTTGATTGAATCGGTCGCTTCGGGAGTGCTTCGCTTGGATTACCCTGTGACAGGCGGTTGCCCTGCGGGGTTGATTGAGCCGAGTGCGCAGAATTTAGTGCCAAGTGGGTTGGTCTTTAATTCGGCGGCAGGGGTGCTATACGACACGGCTGTAAGCGATTCACCTGCGGTCAGCATTAACAGCGCGAGAATTACAAAGAATGAGGCGAGTGGTACGATTCGATATGCTTGGCAAAATTGCAGTACATCCGCATTGGCAGGCAGTACAACATACACCATTAGCCGCTTTTTCAAGTACGATGGCGTTGATTTTGCCACGAGTATGGAGTATAATAATATTGCACAATGGGGTGGAACAGCTTGGAATCAAGTCATCAATATCGCTTCATCAGGCGTAACGCTTGGCACGAGTACAAGTTGCACAGGTAGCGTTGAGAATTACGGCAACGGATGGTATCGGGTGGCGGTACGAATAACGACAGGAGCATCGCCTTCGGGTTCGCCTGTAACATATTTGATGCGATTACCTGCGGCTTTATCAACAGGGCAGGGCTTCCTTACGGCATTACCACAACTTGAAACAGGCGCAATCCCGACTTCGTACATCCCCACGACAACAGGCTCTGCAACCCGCGCCGCGGAGGTTTGCACAGTGTCGGGGGTGAGTGGGTATATCGGCCAAACCGAAGGTACGATTTATGCGGAGTTTGAGATACGAAGCGATTCAACAACAAGAAGGCTTTTTGGTCTAAGTGACGGCACTCAATCAAATAGAGTTTTTTTATATTACACAAGTAACGCATTAAGAGCGCAAATTCAAAGTACAGATATTTCCTTAGGCAATCCTGCTGCTGGTTATCATAAAGTAGCCTTTGCGTATCAGCAAAGCGGTGTTAGCGGTACTTTATTCGCAAGTTTAGATGGAGGCGCAGTAGTTTCAGGGACGGCAGGAACTTTTCCTTCGGCATTAAAAGAAGTTTTTTTTGGAAAAAGAGAAGATTTTGCAGACACACAACAATGGAACGCTCGCATCCGTGCCGCCGCTATCTACACCACAAGGCTATCGAATGACCAACTCGCCAATATAACCCGACTAACGTGATGGCTACCTTCCGAAAGTACAAATGGAACACAAAAGCCGAATTCGAGGCTTTCTATCAACTATCGCAACCCGATGCCACCTGCGTTGAGTTGGGCGACATCGACAACACCTACTGCGTGGACCTGCTGTGGGATGACCAACCCAATGCAGATTGGGAGCAGTTTGAAACGTGGCCGCCTCCCGTGGGCGTGCATACATACCTTGGTTGGGATGAACAATACACAAAAGACTATAATGAAAGAATTTCTGAATAGCATCGGCATCAACATCGGCCTGACGATTGCAGGCTTCCTTGGCTCGCTTCTGCTTCTACCCAAGCAACGCAATTGGAAGATGCAGTTGGTCAGCGTGTTCAGCGGCTCACTATGCGCCACCTACCTCGCGCCTGTGCTAATTGGCTTTCTGAACATCAACGCACCCAACATCCAGTACGGCTTGGCGTTCCTTGTCGGATTTTCAGGCGTGAAGATTGCAGAAGTTCTTGAAGCCAAACTACTAAAAACCCTAAATGCTACACCAATTCAAGCAGATTCAGCCGAACATACACCTGATTGAAGTCGATGGCAAGACCGCTGAATTTCTGCTGATAAGCGACCTTCACTGGGACAACCCGAAGTGCGACCGCGCACTGCTGAAAAAGCACTTGGATCAAGCGGTTGAGCGTAACGCACCCATCATCGTCAATGGCGACTTCTTCTGCTTAATGCAGGGAAAGGGAGATCCAAGACGCAGCAAGGATGAGATTCGACCTGAACACAACAAAGGCAACTACCTGCAAGCAGTGGTCGAAGATGCGGTAGAATGGTTCGCACCTTACGCTCAGCACCTTGCTTTGATTGGTTATGGCAACCACGAAACGAGCGTACTGCGACACACGGAGTTCGATGCGCTTCGGCAGTTCCAAGCCATATTTAATTACAAGCACGGCACTAACGTGCAGATTGGCGGATATGGTGGCACTATTCAAATCAACATGGACACGAGTACTGACGGAGATGAACATTCTCGGAACACGGCATTTATCATCCACTACTTTCACGGATCAGGCGGAGGTGGCCCAGTGACAAAGGGCGTAATCCAAGACCAACGGATGATGGCCAACACCGAAGGCTACGACCTAACGTGGCAAGGTCACGTTCACGAGCTGTACCACCACATTAACATGGTTCACCATTACAACAGATTGCGCAAGATGATATCGCATCGCAGGGTGCATCAACTGCGGACAAGCACCTATAAAGAGGAGTTTGGCGCAGGTGAAGGCGGCTTCCACGTCGAGCGTGGCAGAGCAGTCAAGCCACTGGGCGGATATTGGATGACCTTAAACGTCGAGCGAATAATTATTAAGGTGAACGACAAAATGAAAGACACCCGAATAATAGACGCTAAATTCCACACGACCTGATGCGGACAATAAAGTACTTAGTCGTGCATTGTACCGCGACACCGCAGACGACAAACGTTGAAAGCATCCAGCGTCACTGGCGCGAGCGTTTAGGGTGGAAAGCGAATGGTTACCACAAAATCGTAAAAGCAAATGGCGAGGTTATCACTTTGGCGCAGGATGATGCGGTTTGCAATGGGGTGGCTGGGTTTAATAGCGTTAGCCTGCACGTCAGCTATATTGGCGGCATTGATTCGCGCGGCAATCCGCTTGACAATCGCACGCAAGGCCAAAAGGATGCGCTCAGCCAAGTCCTGCACGCGTGGCGTGCCAAGTACCCCAACGCCCAGATTCAAGGCCACCGCGACTTCCCACGCGTAAACAAAGCTTGTCCTTCCTTCGATGCAAAAAGCGAGTACGCTCATATTTAGCCTGCTATTGGCTGGGTGCTGTCGAAAGGCAGTGGAGGTTCGCACGACAACAGTGGTGCAGAAGGACAGCGTATTGATTGAGGTGCCTCGCTATACCGAGCTGTACATCGAAAACCCCTGCGACAGTGCGGGCATCCTGCGGCAATTCCGATTCACGGATAGCACGAAATCAAGCGTTTTAAGCGCATCAAATTATCGGGGCGGCATTCGCATCCAACTGCGGAGAGATACGGTCATACAACGCTTCGTAAAGCGCGACACGGTAACGATTGAGCGCGTGGTGAAAGTCGAGCCTGCAAAGCGCAAGAATCGGATGGTGTTTGTTTGGTTCGGAGTGGCACTCGGATTGGTGCTGTCCATCTTGGCTTTCCGCTTGATGCGCCTGTAATCAAGGCTTCGCGAAGGGGTCGTTTCTAAACTTTTTTTTGGAAAGTGCGTTTACGCGCTGGAAACGCAGAAAAAAAAATAAAAAAACATTTGGAACATATATATATATGTATGTATATTTGCATATACCAATTCGGTAGCAACTAACCCTCTAAACCCAAACCAAATGCAACACGACATCATCGCTCACACACCCATCACGCTTGACAATGGCAAGGTGGTGGATGCGTACATCCACAAGCAACCCAGCGGAATGTACGCGCTTCACGTGAATTACATCTTTGAAGCGAACACCAATTCAACCCGAACAAAGCAGATTGCCGAAGCACTGTGGCGCAAGCAACACCGCGACTGGTTCAGGTTCATCCGCTTCCAGCGTTCTTCAACTCCCCTTCCAATGCCTAAACCCACCAACCAATGAAACACACCTTCACCCTTGACGCGTGGTTCGCTCACATCCGCAAGCAACTGCGCACCACACCAACACCAACATCTGCGGAAATCAAACAACCCCTGCGCTTCGACTGGGCGTTGTACGGCCGCATCCTTCAAGCCAAACACCTAACCAACTAAACCAAACCAACCTATGAAACTATACACAAAAGAAATGTTTTTAACTGCCGCCAGAAACTTTATAAGCATTAAAAAAGATTAAGAATATTTTAACATAACATTAAACAGAATAAAAAATGATAACAACTGAATTGCAAAAATGGGCTAATGAACAATATCATCATGCTGAAAAGAAGTCACTAGAAAATGCTGTTTCTGAAGTTGTGGAAAAGGAACAAAACATTAAAGATGCTTTTAAAAGTGAAAATTTTAGACAGAGATTGACTAACATAATTGAATCTAAAACTGTGTTGCGATACCCAGAATCAATGCACATTGTTAAAGATATAGAGGATGCTATATTTGATGTTCTTGATATTTAAAAGTTTGGTGGCTTTTTTTTGTTTTCCCTTCACAAAAATTCAATTGGAAACGGTCAGCAAGGCTTTTTATTTAACTCCATCACTATGCACAAGGTCGCCGACCTCATCATCATCTATGATAAACTTCAAGAACTAAATTCAACCTTAATCCCAAACCAATTAAAACCCCAAACCAATGATTCAAATCACATCATTTCCCAAATTGCACCTTGCCGCTTCAAACGACAAGATTCGCGAAAACCTAAACTACATTCAGTTCAAGACACTGCCAGCAGGTAACCAAGGCAGGGAAGGTTTGTATATGGCCGCCACTGATGCGCACGTATTAGCGTGGACACCTGTGGACTTTTATGTCGAAACGACTGACCTACCCGCTGAATTTTACATCCACAATGTTCAGTTCAAAAAGCTGTGCCAAAGCAAACTCCAATATGTAACCTTCAACAAAGAATCGATGGTAGTATTGCTTCACGACAAAAACGGTGACGTGTATGACACGATGTTGTATATGAATGCAGAAGCTTACAATTATGTGCATAGATACCCTGACTATGCCTGCATCATTCCAACACAGGCAACCGAATTGAACAACGGCCAATTCCACATTGATGCCAAGAGGCTATCAGATGCAATGCAGATTTTCGCAGGTGGCAGTATAACTATGAACTTCCGCACCGATAAACGCGCCTGCGTTATGAATTACAGCGACACCGAAGACAAAGGTGAACTGCAAGTCATTGTAATACCAATCATTAAATTCTAAACCCCAAACCAATGACAACCCTACTTGACAAACTTAAACCCGAAATGCGCGCCAAACTGAACGCGTTGCCAGACGACCAGCAAGAACGTGCTACCTATTGGCTGACCCGTAGCGAGTACATTTTTGAAACGCCCTACTCGCACGCACGCTGGATATGTATGTACTTCCAGCAACCCCTTGAAAATTTTTACGACCTATTCGCCGTATGAAAGCCCTGACCTACACCGCGTTCCTTTTTATGACCTGCTTCGTCTGCGCCATCCACACCGATGCTGGTTGGTGGTATTTCACCGCCTACGCGCAAACATTCATATTTATATATATATTTGCGCTCATAAACAAACACGATGAAAAACACAACCAAAACCAAAACCACTAAACCCCTTATGCAACTTACTTCGGTTTACTGCGAGGCTGACACCCTCAACTTATGCCGCGCGCGATTTGGCACGATTCGCGCCGCGTTAAACTACGCTGCCAACCAAACACAAACTAAACCCTTAAATCAATGACATTTACAGAATATTTAAAATCCATTAACGCCTGCTCCAACGCAATTGAGTGGGCAGAAAGTAAAACAGTCGAAGAGGTTGTCGCTACCTGCCACCGCGGCGATTGGTTGTTGTGGCTCGCATCCAAATGCGATATTGGACTGCAACCGCTTACACTTGCAAAAGCGCACTGCGCCAACACCGTTAGGCACTTGATGGATGACGATAGAAGCCTTAAAGCAGTTGACACCGCGATTGCTTTTGGCGAAGGCACGGCAACACGTGAGGAGTTAGATGCTGCCCGTGCCGATGCCGCTGCCTCTGCCCGTGCCTATTCCGCTGCCTCTGCCCGTGCCGCTGCCTCTGCCCGTGCCGCTGCCTATTACGCTGCCGCTGCCGCTGCCTATTACGCTGCCGATGCCACTTACGCTGCCGCTATCGAAAATCGATTGCAAACAGCTGACATTTGCCGAAAGTACATTGGCGACCTTATCATCCAAAAAGTTAATTCAATTACTAAACCCTTAAATCAATGACCAACCTAAAAACAATCAACATCAAGGGCAAGCCTTATGTGGAAGTCGTGGAAAGAATCAAGTATTTCCGCGAGAACTTCGCCGACCATTGCCTGACTACCGAAGTGGTGCAATTGACACCCGACTTCGTAGTGCTGAACGCTATCATCACCGACCCAACTGGCCGCATCGTTGCGACAGGACTGGCACAGGAAGACCGCACCAGTTCAAACATCAACAAAACTTCCTACGTGGAGAACTGCGAGAGCAGTGCGTGGGGGCGTGCGCTCGGCAACTTCGGAATCGGATTGAAGGATGCCATCGCCACCGCTGATGAGATGCAGTTTGCGCTGGCGAAGGAGAACGAACTGGAGAAACTGCGCACCGATTACTGCATCCTGATCGAAGCGTTAGACCCTGCCGAGATGGCGCGGTTACTTCCGCAACCACACTGGGATGCGGCCAAGTTTTCCAAAGGCATTGAATACGTTAAATCACAACTTAAATCCAACAAAAAATGACACCCATCGAATTTATCTACACCCTTCCTGCCCATCGCCGCACTTCACTGCGGCAGATGGCCGAGGAACTCAACAAAGCAGGCATCACCACCAAGCGCGGCTGTGCGTGGCGAGCATCATCCGTATACCTGCTTTTCGGTCGAGACAACAACAAGTACAACTCAACGCCGAAGCTTCCACAGGCCCACGTGACAAAGGCCCTGCGCAATTTGTCACGCGCCGAATCCCTCATCCGTTCTTCACTTCAAATCCTGCAAGACACCAATGGCTAACCTGCAACTACCCGCTAACATCAGCAAGGCTGACATAAGCGAATTTATCGAATCAGTGACCTCGCAAGTGCTTGATGGCAACATATCACCTTTGAGCGTACACGTCCGCTGTAAAGCCTTAATAAAGGCACTGGAAGGCATCTTGGACAACACGCAAGACATAGCCATTGACGAGGCTTACCATTACAAAGGTGCGTTCAGCATCGAAGGTGCTAACGTTGTACTACGCGAAGGCAACGGAATGCCCGACTTCACGCAGGATGAAGTATGCAACAACCTCGCCGTGCAATTGAAGGCGCGTCAGGAACTGCTGAAACAGGCGTTCAGGATGAATGGAAAGGCCGTAATTGTTGACCCTGACACTGGCGAGATTGTTCCAGTGCTACCGATGAAACCCAATAAAACCACTTTAACCGTAACCTTCAAATGACACCATTAGCCTATAAAGTTTGGTTGGCAGGGCTGAGCCTTGCCAACCTTCACGTGGAGCAAGCCAACTGCGAGTTGGTGATGCGCATCGCCATCAACCACACCGTTCGAGATTCAGCCGCAGATAAACTGCGGCTGGTCTTGGCGGAACTTGACAGCCGCCAAATCAGGAAGGAGGCAGGAGTATGACAGCTATGCAAGAAATGTTAGAGTGGGTTAGGGCAACAATGCCGATGGACTTGGATGCAGTACTGCTTATTGAAGAAAAGATTAAATCTTTGATGGAAAAAGAGAAAATGCAAATTATTAATGCTCGAATAGATGGAGATACTTGGAGTACTGCTATCAAAGAGATGCGGACAACTTATGCAGAATTATACTACAACGAAACATATCTATACCCAACCGAACTATGAATAAATTTTTGCTAATCGCAGGCAACAACTACGACAGTTGCCACGGACTGGAAGATTATGCAGGAACCTACGACACTTTGGACGAAGCATTTGAGGCGGGTGATAAATTAGTGGAGTGCGATGATAACAACATTGATTGGTATCAAATCTTGGACTGCAACGACCCAACTGGCTACTATTCGAACGACGAACACATTCGTCGCAAGTTTGCGAGAGCGTATCGCATAAAACAAACCGATAACCTTTAACCCAATCCAATTATGACATTTACAGAATATCTAAAAAAAATTGTTAACGCCTGCTCCAACGCAATTGAGTGGGCAGAAAGTAAAACAATCGAAGAGGTTGTTGCTACCTGCCACCGCGGCGATTGGTTGCTGTGGCTCGCATATAAATGCGACATCGGACTGCAACCATTAACCCTTGCAAAAGGGCACTGCGCCAACACCGTTAGGCACTTGATGAATGACGGTAGAAGCCTTAAAGCAGTTGACACCGCGATTGCTTTTGGCGAAGGCACGGCAACACGTGAGGAGTTAGATGCTGCCCGTGCCGATGCCGCTGCCTCTGCCCGTGCCTATTCCGCTGCCTCTGCCCGTGCCGCTGCCTCTGCCCGTGCCGCTGCCTATTACGCTGCCGCTGCCGCTGCCTATTACGCTGCCGATGCCACTTACGCTGACGCTGCCGATACTGCTGCCGATGCCATTTACGCTGCCGCTGCCGATGCCTATTACGATGCCGATGCCGATACTGCTGCCCGTGATGCAAATCGATTGCAAACAGCTGACATTTGCCGCCAATACATCGGCGACCTAATCATCCAAAAAGTTAATTCAATTATAAACCCAACCCAACTATGAAAAATAAATTAAAAGACTTAATTGAAGCATTACCAACTTTTGTGCTTTATACAACAATTGCATTGGGCGTGCTGCTTGTACAGGCGATGCTAATTTACCTCATTAAGCAGATTTTTATAGCGATATTAAACTAAACCCAACTATGAACGACATTGAATTTGTATTTGAAATTGAAGACGAAGCAGGTAGCTTCGAAGTACCAATGTACTTTTCCGCACACGAATGGTTTGACGATGACAGTGGCGACATCCCTGCTGTTCACTACACCGACACTGGATTTGACCAGCATCAGAAGTACATCATTCACGACCTGATTAGGATGAAAGGCACCGAACACGATGGCGGCCTGTTGAGCGCGATGCAGAAAGCGGCCGACTGGTGGGAAAGTCACAATGCTTAATTTTACAACGATATCATAGTACAGAAAAAATCAATTGAATTAACACAAGAGCAAGAAGAAGCAATGTATTGGAGAGAATTAAGATTTAATTCTCACAAATGGATTGAAATACGCGACAATTATTATGTATGTGATTTTTGCGGTATTATACACTCCTCACAAATACTGCTTAAACTTCCAATTTGTGAAAAAAACATAAATCTTAAACCTTAAACCCAACTAATCTATGAGAATCACAAAAGACGAAGCGTACATTTTGGCCAGCGCATTAGAGGAGGCCAAATACGAAATGAACAACGCTGTTTATTCGCCTGAAATTCCAGTATATGAAGCCTTAACTAAATTGCAGGAGAGGCTTGCAGAATTTGGCAAGGATGGGCGCAGGAACGGAAGAAAAAGCCAAAACAGCTATTATGACATTATTAAACGATATTGCAAACAAACCTTAAACCAAACCAAATTATGAGCAATTACCAAAAAAAAGACGGTGACATCAGCGTGTTCACCAACCAATCAGCCAACGCCAACGCTCCGCGATGGAAGGGCAGTCTGCTACTGAACGGACAGGAATACAGCGTAAGCCTGTGGGTCAAGAACGGAGCGAAGGGCGAATTCCTTGCAGGAAGCGTCCAGCCGAAGCAAGCACCAGTCGCTAACACCTACAACCAATACGACCAAGGCAATGACCCATTTTAACCAGTGTACCAAGATTAGCCTGCAAATTGATGGGCGCGTTTGTTCCACCGAAATGGAAGGAAACGAACACACGGCTACCGAAATCATCGAAGCGTTTGTTGGCTTGATGGTGGGGCAAACGTTCACGGAAAAAACCTGCTACAAGGCAATGAACACTATTGCTGAGGAAAGGTATAGAGAGGACGAATCGTAACGAATAATTTCTATATTTGTGACAGAGTTGATGCTGTTTGTAGGAGAACGGTATCAACGGAAGACGAGCCGCTACCTTTGGCTTGCCCCGACAGCCTCCTACCTGTCGGGGCTTTTTTTACTTCTAAATTTTAACGATGATAAAAGTATCCGTATTTGCCAATAACAAAGCCGTAACGCCTTCGCAGACAAGCGACCTCAACACCTTGCTGATGAACATCAAGGATGGAAGGTGGCAAGACCAAGTGCTGGCATATCGAACAGGCAAAGGCACAAAAGACAACCTACCTGCATTCACCACAAGCGGCGAGTTTAAGCAACGCAAAAAAGAACACCTGATTGAACACAGTGGCTTTATCGCAATCGACATAGATGCCAATGACAACCCGAACATCAAAGAAGGTATCGCCAAGCTTCGCGAAGACCCTGCTCTCTACGCGATGTTCGTAAGCGTTGGCGGTCAAGGCTACTGCGCCATATTTCCCATCGACCCGAACCGACACCTTGACGCTTACCTTGCTCTTGAAAAGCGACTTGCTGATAGGTACGAACTAATCTGCGACAAATCCTGCAAGGACGTGGCGCGCCTTCGGTTCGTCAGCTATGACCCTGACTTGTACCAAGCCGCGAAAAAAATACCACGATTTAAGGACTACCTGCCGAAGCCATCAGCACCAATGCGGGCGCAGTATGTAGGTAACGAAAGCGACAGCAACTATATGCTTTCGCAAATCATTAGCCGAGGCATAAACCTATGCGAAGGTTACCACGACTGGTATCGCGTTGGCTGTGCCGTCATCAATAAGTACAAAGATTCACCCGAAGGGAGGGCAATGTTTCACGCGCTGTCATCAGTCAGCGCAAAGTACGACAGCCGCAAATGCGACAGCAAATACGATGAACTGCTGAAATCAACACGCGGAGAAATCACCTTCGCAACCCTTGTCTATATGGCCAAGTGCGCAGGGGTAGAGGTACAAACTCCTGAAACAAAGCGCATCGAAAAGCAATCACTGGTCAACCGCTCACGCGTTGGTGTCGCTGGTGGATTCAAGTCAACCGATGATGCTCGGAATGAAACAATCGCATACCTAACCGAAGTCGAAGGTTTAGAAGACGTAGAAGAGCGCGTCACCCAAGCCTTTGCATTGCAAGAAAAAGACGTAGAAAAGCCATCAGCAGATGAGATGCTGGACGCGCTTAAAACCTTTATCGCAGGCTTTAACATCAAGATGAACGAGGTGACGCGCAACTACGAGAAGGCAGGCGAGCCATTGACCGACCGCGAATTGAACACCATCTACCTGCAAGCCGTTCACGCCTACGGATCAAAGGTCAAAAAGCAACTGGTGTTCGATATCATTGATTCTGAAAATACAGCGCGATATAATCCATTCGTGGACTTCTTTGCGGCAAATGCATCCAAGCGACCGAAGGGCCTTATCGATGAGTTAATTACCTGCATCGAAAGCAACAACCACGATATTTTTTACATCGCAACCTTTTTACGAAAGTGGCTTTTGAGCATTATCGGGTCAATGCACTACGACTATTCAGTGATTTGTTTGGTGCTGACAGGCGCGCAAGGCATTGGCAAAACAAACTTTTTTCGACAACTACTACCCGATGAACTGCAAGGCTACTACGGTGAAACCAAACTTGACGCGGGTAAGGATGATGAGATTCTGATGTGCAAAAAAATAATCTTATGCGATGATGAGTTTGGTGGAAAGTCAAAGCAGGAGGCGAAAAAGTTGAAGGAGCTGTCAAGTCGTAAAACGTTTACAATTCGCAAGCCTTATGGAAAGGTACACGAGGAACTGCGCAGGTTGGCCGTGCTATGCGGCACGAGCAACGAATCCGAAATCATTAACGACCCCACAGGAAATCGCCGCATCATTCCAATTGATGTCATAAAAATCGACTGGGAGAAGTACGAGGCAATTGACAAAACCGAACTATTAGTTGAACTATACAACGAATGGAGAGCCAATCCACAAGGCTGGTATTTAAGTGGTCAAGACATTGCAGTGTTGAACCAAAACACGATGGGCAACGAACAGCCGAGTTTAGAGCGAGAGCTGATTGTCAAATACTTTGAACCGCCAAGTCAGTACTGTACAAACTGGATGACCACCAGTGCAATTAAAGTTTACATTGATATGAACTCACGCCAATCAATGAGCCTGCACAAACTTGGACTGCAACTTCGAGCGTTGGGATACAACCAAAAAAGTCGCAGGGATGGCAATTGCGCAGTTCCTGTAAGGAAATGGCAAATCAATGTCAGTGAACTTCAAGCACAACATTCGCCTCTTTTGTAGTCAATGTAGTCGGTGTAGTCACTGCAAAAACAACTTTGAAACTCTATAGCGTGTGTAATATTCAATATTCGTATACATATAATATATACTCTTTTTATTAAAAAAAAGTGACTACACTGACTACAAACCGAAAAAACGCCCTTGCAGGTATCGCCAAGGCACTTTTTTTGTAGTCACTTTGATCGCAAAAAACTGACTACAAACTGACTACAATGACTACACTTAGACCATACCAACAACACGCCATTGAACTGCTACGCGATTCTATGCGGAAAGGAAATAGGCGCATCATCCTGTGCGCACCAACTGGCGCAGGTAAGACCGTTATGTTTTCATCGATGGTTCAGGCCGCACTGACCAAAGGAAAGAAGGTGCTGATAATCACCGACCGCATTGAACTGCTGACGCAAACGGATGGCGCACTTACACGTTTCGCGATTTTGCCCTCTTACATCAAACAAGGGACACGCAAACTGCCTGAGGCTACCTCGTATATAGCAATGGTAGAATCTCTCAACCACAGGCTTAAAAACGATGAATACGCGAATTGGCTAAAAGGCATCGACCTTGTCATCATTGACGAGGCGCACAAGGCGAGTTTTGACAAGCTATTTAAATTCATCCAGCCAACTACAACGGTCATCGGTGCGACTGCTACGCCGCATCGCGAGGGCAATCAGAAAGCACTCAAAGAATTTTACACGGCCATTGTAGAGCCTGTGACTATCCGCGAGTTGGTGGATGCTGGTTACCTTGCAATCCCGACAATGTATAGCGTTCCTGTTGACTTATCAGGCGTACGGATGTACAATGGCGATTATGATGCGAATCAGATGGGGCAAGCGTTCAGCAAGCAGAAGGTCTTTCGCGGAGTTATCACAAACTACAACAAATACACGGCAGGGAAGAAAGCGCTGGCATTCGCGCCATCCATTGCAAGCAGTCGCGAACTGTGCGAAGAGTTGCAAGGTGCTGGACTACCTGCGAGGCATTTGGATAGCACGATGAAAGGCGATGAGCGTTTGGAAGTGCTGGCGTGGTTTAAGAACAGCACCAACGGAATCCTGTGCAACTGCGGCATTCTCACCACTGGCTTCGATGACCCGAACGTGGAAGTCGTTATCCTGTATCGGGCAACCAAGTCGCTACCGCTATACTTGCAGATGTGCGGAAGAGGTAGCAGGGTAACGCCAACAAAGACCGAGTTCACCATTCTTGACTTTGGCAATAACCGACAGCAACACGGCGGCTGGGAGGTAGAAAGGCCGTGGTCTTTGGAAAAAAAGGAGAAGAAACGCAAAGGGGTCGCGCCTGTCAAGACGTGCCGCAAGTGCGGATATATGATGGCATCCTCAACTGTGATTTGCCCTTCGTGCGGATTTGTCGCTCCTGTCAAAGAATCGCAGATGGGTGAAGAAGTCATCCTGCAACGCGACAACTACACGCCATACCAATGGCGACAGCTGGCAAAAGATTCCTCACTTGCAGAAATAGCGGCGATGATTCGCGCAAAGAAAATAAAGCTATTTTTCGTGCTTCACAACATAGTCAAGCGAGAATCGGATGTCAGGGAATTGCTACGACATTGCGGCTATGCATCAGGATTTTACTACAAACTTCAAGAACTACACGGATTCAAATGGGATTAGAAGAATTTAAACTACAAGCGGAGTGCTTCCGCTACCACTGGAATGAAAGGCCGCAGGAACGTGGCCGCTTATTCACGGTCAACAACAACAGTGGCGGCAAGTTTGAAGGCGCGATAATGAAAGCGATGGGCGTGGTTGCAGGCGTTGCGGATATGATGTACCTGTCGGATGCTGGACTTATCGCCTTGGAATTTAAAACGCCAACAGGCAGGCAGTCACCTGCTCAAAAGGAATGGCAGGCTGTCATCGAAGCGGCAGGCTACCGCTACGTCATAATCAGAACCTTTGAAGAATTTAAACAAACCCTTAACTTATGAAAACACCAACCTTTATCACTGAAATTGCCAATCGCATCGAAGCCATTACAGGCGTGACGTACGAAGAGATTTGCACAGGCAATCGAAAGGCCGAAGTAACGCGAGCGAGGCACGCGCTGATGTGGTATTTGTATCGCAAGCATCACTACAAATACAGCTTGACAGCGATTGGCATAATGCTAAACCGCAACCACACGAGCGTTTATCACGGGGTGCAGGTCGTGGACTGGGCGTTGCACAATAATGATTCGCGCTTTAAATTTATACAAACAATAGAAGACTCTGACTATATTTGCCCACAATGTGGATGCAAACGAAATCATACACCAGCTGTACAATGACGGAGTGTTCCGACAAGTGGCAAGGCAAATCGCGACAAGCGACTATGCCGATGACCTCGAACACGAACTGGTCATCTACTGCTACGACCGACCAGAACGCGTTGAACAGCTACACGCATCAGGCGCACTCACGTTCTACATCGTGCGCGCCGCTATTAACTTATTCAGAGGCAAGACATCGCCATTTCAACGCAAGTATCGGCACAACGAAGAGCGCGTGGCTTTGGGTGAAGTTGAGCAGGTGGATGAGAAGTATAGCACAGTTCCTGACCACCTGTATCGCAAAGCGGAAGCAGAGATGGACAAGTGGGCGGCGGCAGGGAAATATCCATACGACAAGAACCTATTCCTTCTATGGCTGGAATTGGGCAACAAGAAGCTTATCAATCGAAACACAGGCATTCCATATCGGTCAATCTGCTACACGATTGACCTTTGCAGGCAACGACTAAAACAAGCACTACAAGATGATTACAACGATTTTATTGGCGGCTTTGACAGCATTGGCGATGGAACGCTATAACGTACTGCCCACTTGGTACTACCGCATCAGTCGCTTTAAACCACTATCTTGCCAGTCCTGCCTTGCCTTTTGGACAGGATTTGGCTTGTCACTTTTTGACCAACCGCTATACTACGCGCCGTTTGTTGGCTTGGCATCTGCGGCGTTGGCTATCATCATCATAAAGCTAACCGAATGAACGCAACCCTAATTAGCGAAGTGCTTGCCATCAAGCCTAAACTTGAACTGTATCATTCGACCAAGTCGCTACGGCTGACCCCTGCGGAGGTGAACACACTGCAAGCAGCGGCGATTAGCCTTGGCATTCCGCGCACCGATTGGTGGTGCGCAACCTGTGCTGTTGGCAGGCTTTCGGAACTGGTGGCTCACGCCGAGCATTGTGTAAAAGAGGGGCAAGTGGTATTTAATGTAAACGGAGATGGCAACAGCAAAGATTAGCATCGAAGAACAGCACAACTTGCATATGAGCAAGCTCGTGAACATTGGCGCGCTTATGACCGATATGGCCAACATATTGGACAGCCTGAACGACTGCAATGCACCCAACGCACTGCACGCGAAGGTGGCCATCTGCGAGAAGATAATCGACATAATGAACAGCGTGGAAATATGAAGAAAGTAGGAAGGCCACCCGCGTTTGAAAGTCCTGAGCAGTTGTGGGACTTGTTCTGCACGTACAAAGCGTGGACGAAAGCAAATCCGTACAGGGTACAAGATTACGTGGGCAAGGATGGTGCAATGGTGTATCGCGACAAAGAGCGGCCATTGACGTTTAGGGGGTTTGAAGGCTACCTTGCAGAAGAAGGTTGGTGCTTTGACTTGTCGCACTATCAAAGGGAAGAAGGCGAGCATCACGAAGCATTTCGCCCCATCCTTACCCGCATACGAGCGACTTGTGACCGCGATATGGTTGAGGGCAGTGGCGCGAATGTGTACAACAGTGCCATCGCAGTGCGAGTGCTGGGACTGGCCGACAAGCAAGAGCAGAAGGTACACATCGAACAGCCGCTATTTAATGACGACCTATGATACTACGAGATATTATACGCTTCATTTACGAAATTTTAGGAACGCTGATACAAGTTTTTGTCATTGCAATTTCTATAACTATTATGGCTACTTTTGTTTTTATAATTTCCTATAAAATTTGTTTTTTTCTTTTCAAACTATTTCCTTTATAATTATGACCCTACCCGAACTACAACACCTGCTGAACCTTATAGATACGGATTACAAGCGCAAAATGAATGCCTACAAACTTGGCATCGACTTATCCGAGTTCGATGAGCCAAAACAGGAAGTCATCAGCATTTTATTGAAGCGCGTCTTAAATGAAGACCAGTACGAAACTTTATGTTGGTGGATGTACGAGAAGGATTTCGGCAGGCGTGAGGATTTACAAATGTGGGACAAGGATGGGAAGGAGATTTGCCGCACGGTGGAGGAACTGCACCAATTTTTGTTTGCCTAAATAACTGAAAATGGATAAAAAAATAGAGTATATCGCCAAGGCATGCCATGAGGCTAATAGAGTATGGTGCCAAGCAAACGGGGACTTTAGTCAAAGTCATTGGGATGATGCCGAACAATGGCAGCGAGACAGCGCCATTTCTGGTGTTGCCTTTAAATTAAACAACCCTGACGCAAAAGAAGATGCACAGCATAACGCATGGATGCAGGAAAAGATTTCAGATGGGTGGGTGTATGGGGAGGTAAAGGATACCGTTAAAAAAACGCACCCTTGTATCGTCCCATTCGAGCAATTACCTGAATTTCAGCAAAAAAAAGACGCTTTATTTTGCGCAATTGTGAACGCGCTAAAAGACAATCATGAGCGATAAGATAGTCGAGTCAGTTATTGACCAATTTAGGACAAGAGCGGAACAGGGCAAGCGCAAGTACGGCACGACAATGGAACGCGATGACCTGACATTCGCCGAGTGGATTCAGCACTTGCAGGAGGAGTTGATGGATGCGGTGGTTTACATTGAGAAGATTAAGGGTGAAATTGCTAAAAAGTAGTTATATTTGTAACCTAAACCAAACCAAAACAAATGAAACGAGAAGAAATTACTCAGCTAAAAGTAAATCCTGTTGAAATTACATTCTTAGACAGAGGGTGTATCATAAAGGTTGGATGCAGGTTGTTTGCCTTTGATACCAATCGGGAGGCAATGGCGGAACTGCAAGAGTACATCAAAAGACCTCTTGAAATTGGCAAAATTTATGCTCCTGACTATTTTAATGCAGAGGAGTTAAGCGAAGTATGTGAAACAGAAGAAGCAAGAGGGTAATCAAGAACACAGTCAGGTGGCGGAATGGTAGACGCTCTGGGGCCGGGACACCAGTTAGAAACCCGATTACAGGTTCGAATCCTGTTCTGACTGCAAGTGGATTTCAAATACACAACAGCGATTAAACGCATTCGGCAGGTGGCCGCTCGGAAGAA